CAAAGCTGGCAACCTGTGAAGATAGTGTTCCTAAAGAATTTGTAACTGTTGTAGAAAAATTAGCATCGTCTCCTAGAGCCGCCGCCAATTCGTTTAATGTATTTAAAGCTGTTGGGGCTGCATCGACTAAATTAGCCAATTGGGATATTGGCACTAGGCCATTTTCATCTAGAGTAGCAATGCCGTCTGGATTGCCCACTAGGGTGTCTGGAACGTATGTCTGAGCGGCGGTAGAGGCAAGTCCACTAACTGCTGTATCTACATATGTCTTAGTTGCAAGAGCGGTGGTATCAGCAATACCGTGAATATTTGTAGTAGTATTATTATGTGCTGTAATTGCTGAAGTTAAATCAGTAGCAAGAATGCTTGCAAATACTAGAGCTGAAAATGTTGCTACACCATTTCCAATCTTAAACTTATTAAGAGTTGTATCAATGCCAATTTCACCAGCCTGCAAAACTGGATTATATAATGCCCAATTTGCTGTTGTATCTCTGCGAAGTCTAAATGTTACGTTTGTAGTTGTCATGCGGGATTAGCGTCTCCTCCGTCATAGCTTACTCCAGCTGCCGCTCCAGTGGATACTACTGCTCCGTCATATGAATGGAGGTGATCAAAGACAACTGCTGCATCTGTAAACAATGTCCATTTAGAATTGTCCCATTTCCAAGTAACACCGTTACTTGTGAATGTTTGGTTTAGTGTTGGGCTTAGCGGGAATATTGTAGCCATAGCAATATTATACCCTAGCTGCGTATGAAGGTACTGATACCTGAGACTGTGTTTGTGAGATTAAATAATATTGTCCACTGTTTAAATAGTGTGCATATGATGTAGCACTTCCTGGATTATTTGCTACGGATAGAACTTCTGTTGGTGCCCAATATTGAGGAGTCTCAACTGGGGCAGGAAGGAAGCCAGTAGCAATATAGGTAGCCTTTGAATACTTGCGGTCAAACTTATCATAGATGTATAGAGCATCTTCTGTATATGTGCGACCATTCATGTGACCTAGTGTATCAAATGCCTTTGTTGCTGACTTAAAGTTCTTAATAGTAGTATACGTATTTGTTGCTGGGTTATAGTATCCAAACCAGTAATCAAATGTAGATTCAGTTCCCTTGTCTACCGCCGTCTTTCTTTCTCCTGAGATATAAACTTTACCCTCATAAGAGAACACAAATGTGCGGTCATAAGAGTTTGAAGGCTCTCCAGGCATCTTAGCAATAGCTGACCAAGTATTAGTTGTGCCATCCCACTTGTATGCAAGATTTCCAAAATAATGTGTTGTAGGAACGTTTGATGTCTCTAGATAATGTGTTCCAAATGTGTAGACATTTCCATCTCCTGGAGCTGCCATAAGAATATTCATTGTGTTCAAAGCATCTGGGTAATTAGCCTTTGCTGTCTGAGTAAATGCTGATGTAGCCATATCCTTTTCAATGAATGTTGTATACATTGTCTGATTATGTGTCTGGACTCCGCCTGCTGAATTATATTGTCCTCCGCCTGCAATGTACATCTTATTGTTTGTATAATCAAAGGCAAATGATGCACCCTTGTAGTTATTTGAATAAAGATCAACTGCTGCCATTGTTGTGGCATTTACAATCTTACCTGCATAGTATGCATCTGTAGATACATCGTATGTTGGGTATGACCAGACGTAATCTGTTCCGCCGACATTTCTACATGTTAGCGCATTAGTAAGTTGAACGGCGGCTGTAGTAGGAATTGTTGGTGTTGGTGTAGTATTAGTATTTGAAATCAATCCTGAAGATACTACAGCATTTGAATTTGATGGCCAGTTGATATACTGGTTATCTGAAACAAGAACAATCTTGGCCCAATTCTTACTTGGGTTAAAGTTCCACGTTGTAGTAAATGACGGGCTAACGAAAGATGAATCAATTACATTTCCGTCTCCGTCTAGTAAATTAATATAAGTAACATTAGTTGGAGCACCGTTAGAAAAATCAAGGCTATATAAACCAGCATTTACGAGCATGCCAACGTTTAGAATAAAGATACGTTGCTTTGTTACTGCTGATACTGATGGTGCCTTGAACGTCAAGTTACCGCCTAGGGCGGGCAAGGAGTTCTTAGATACTAAATCTAGTGTTACTGCCATTTTTTACTCCTTTTATTAAACTGTAGTCCAAGCTTGAGTTTCTTCATCCCAGCGATAATTAGTTACTGTGTCAAAAACGCTTATTTCTGCATCTTCTGGTCTAGCAACTGGGGATTCCCATTTGAGTGTATTTTCATTAAGGACCCAGGATTCAAATGGTTGAGGAGATTTAAACTTATTCTTAGCCTCAACGTACTCATATCCAATTTCTGCTTTATTTGTATCTGTTGTTATTTTAATATGAAGTCCGTTTTGTGACCCAATCTCTGAGTCCTCACAGACAATAATATTTTCAACAATGTTTTCTGAATTGATCTTTGCGTAATTACTCATGGGATATAATACCTCACTACCACAGCTCCTGAATCTCCACCTTCATAGCCTTGTTGCTGATATCCAGCCCCTCTTCCACCGTGGCTATAGTTTCTTGCAGGAGTAGTTCCAAAGCTTTGAGAAGTGTTATTATTAGCTCTTCCACCTGCTCCTCCAGATCCATAATGAAGTGTTGATCCAGATATATCTGAAGCATGTCCTGAGCCACCATTCCCTGGAGCAGAATTTGTTCCATCTGTTCCTGCTCCGCCTGCGCCGCCGCCTCCACCTCCGCCTGATTGCTGATTATCAGTTCCAGTAGAGTTACCTCCAGAGTTGCCCCCATGAAAAGCTGGTGAACCAGTTGTACCAAGTCCAGTTCCTGATGTTTGAGCTCCGCCTCCAATTCCACCAAAACGATGACTTGAACTTACGTGACCACCCGCACCTCCGCCATTGCCTATTTCAGCGCTAACGCTTTGTCCAGAGTTTCCATTAGCTGAAGCAGATCCAGGATTTGTTGGATTATGATGTCCGCCTCCACCTCCGCCAAGCGCATAAACATTTCCAAAATAGCTTCGTCCTCCATGAGATTGTCCATCTCCACCAGCTCCACCTATAGTTATAGCGGTTGTTCCAACTGCTTGATACGCTGTTAGCTTTACAACATTTCCGCCGCCTCCGCCTCCACCACAGTGGCTGTGACCACCTTGAGATCCTGCACCAGCAACCAAAACATTTATTAATGGTAGTGCATTATTTGGCAAAACAAAATTTCCAGAACTTCTAATTATTGATGGAAAGCTTGGAATTGCTGATTTACCAATTGTTCCATCTGCATCAAATGGGTTGTTGAAAATAGTAGTAGATTTAACTTTTGCTTTGTATAAACTTATCATATCATTTACTGGTGCAATAATATCTACTCTTGTGAATGCATGGGTTACATTAACAACTCTATTTAAAGCAGCACCTGTAGTTGTTCCTGCTCCTACAAAATAAGCATAACCATTTTCTTGGTTTGTTGAATAAAGTGCATAATATCCTGCTGTTCCGCCCTGGGCCCATGAGCGATTAAATGTCTGCATATGAACAGAGGCAACAAATGTCATATTTGCTTGTCCGCCACCGCCGCCTACTGCGGGAAGTGTATTAAACCCTGGCATTATGCATCTACCTCCGAACCGAATAGATTAAATGCTATTGTCGTTGCGGCTGCATAGACTTCTACGATGTCTCCTGCGCCTAATGTCATTGAAAGCTGAAGTGCTTGTGATACTGCAGCAGCTGACGCTGTGTCATATACAAGAATTTGCTTATCATTTGCTGCTGCACCTGCAACTCTTACTCTTACACGATATAGAATGTCATCTGTTGATAGATTTGCTACTGTCAGCGATGAGCAGATAGCTTGCTTTCCTGCTGGAACTGCATAAATCTGAGTCCATGTCGCATTTGCTGAAGGAACTGTTTGTCCCATTACCTTATAATTAATTGCCATTTTATATCATGCTCCCTATAAATAGTACATTAAAACTTGTTGACGCTGAATTGATTTGATTCATTGTAGATGTACCTAATGTTGTAATATTGCTAATTGCTGTTGCTCTTTCTGCTACTACGTCTGCCACCGCTCCGACTCGTGCTGTTTCCATTGAAGCGAGAGAGTTTAGCTTCTTTGTTTCAAGATCTGCAATCTTATCTGCAGTTGCTTGAACAATGTCATTTACTCCTACTAGTCCACCTAGTGTATCTAGTGTTGATGCGACATACATAAGATCTTGTGCTGAATAAACTGATGCTGCAAGACTTGCTGCAATTTCTGTTTTTACTAGCTCGATTTGTGTACTTAGTGAATCGTATGCTGTAGGCATTTACATCAACTCCATTTTATTCATTCTTAAAGCCATGGCAACTTTTTCATAAGTTTTTTGCCAACCGCTTTTGGTGTATTGCTCAAGTGTATCATGAGTTGTATTAAAATACAGGTCTCCAAGACTAGCATTTTGTGGTCTTTCCGCTGTTGGACCAACTGGAATTGTTGCTCCTCCGCCTCCGCCTGAAAGTGCTACTGATGCCGAAGCTGCTTTACGAACGCCCATTAAAATTCAACCCCCGATATGTGAAAGTTGACGGAAGTTGAAGAAGCAAAACCTTTAATAGTTTGTGTGGTAGAAAGAACCGTCTTTGTGTCCATCACAAGAGTATCGTTTGCGCCTACTGTTACTGCAGAAATATATGCAACGTCATTAAATAAAATTGAGGCGGTAATTGCTGCAGCAGTTGTGTTGGTAATTGAAATATTAGTTACTATATTAGTCTTGCTAGCTGGAACAGTATATAGCGTTGCTGAGGAAGTGGCTGCTGCTGCCCTTACAAATTGTTTTGCTACATTTGCCATATTATCTCCTAGTACGCTCCCATTATTATACCAATTTCTGTGTCATAAACAGAGTTTGTGATATTAGTAATAAAATTAGCATCGTCGCCTACGGCTGCTGCTAATTCATTGAGGGTATTCAGCACTGCTGGAGCCCCGTCAATTATATTTCCTAGCTGGGAGATAGGAACATTTCCAGTTGCATCTAGCGTTGCTATTCCATCTGGGTTACCGACCAAAGAATCTGGCACATAAGTTTCTGCGGCGGTTGAGGCAAGGCTTGAGACTGCATTATTTACATATGTCTGAGATGCAATTAATGCGGTATTTACTGATATTGCTTTTGTAGTTGTATTGTAAGAAAGACCTGATCCTACTGCATTTCCAACGGCATCTTTTGCATTTGTATCGGTATAAGGGTTTACCCATGTAACTGCATAGTCTGTGTTTGAAGATTTAGCTGCAATTTGACCAGTGGTTCCGCCTGCTGCTACTCCTGGACCAACAGGTCCGACGGGGCCAAAAGATATTTCTACCCAGAAAGTTCCATCATAAGTATAGAAGTGAGGATCAACGTTGTTGTACCAAAGATCACCCTCTTTAGGAGAAGGTGTTGTTGGTGCTGTAGTTCCTATTGATACCGCAGATCCTGCTGAACCTGCTCCAACTTCAATCCAACCAGTATTGGTATAAACTCTTACTTTGTTGGCGACGCTATTTAAATATAGGTCACCGATTCTTGGATTTGCTGGGTCAGTCGCTAAACTGACTGTATTTAAGGAGACTAATCTTTTTACAGACATTTATCTCTCCTTAACCAGTGATTACGACTCTGTATGCTCCAGCGGTTGGTGCGGCTGCAAATGTTAATGTTACCACGTTAACTGATGTATGGTCAACATCTACTTCAACTTCACCGTATGGAGAAGCTGTAGCATATACCGCTACTGTTACATCCCGTGTTCCGAGATTGTGTGTTGCTGTAAATGTATAAGGTGCTGAAACTGTTGTTGTGATATCAGACTTCCACTTACGCACAATCTCATGATAGTTAGTTCCATCATTTGTAAGTGTCCATTGATCATTTGTCTCATTCCATAGAACTTCTACGTCAGCAGATGTTCCACGCTCTACTCTAATACCAGCATCTACTGTTGGGGTTCCAGTAAAGTCGGTGTTGAGGTTAATCTTGTTATCAACAATATTTACCTGAGTAGTATTTACTGAGTTAATTGTTCCAGTTACGTTTAAGTTACCGCCAACTGTAAGGTTGTTAGTAATTGTTACGTCATCTGGCAAACCAATTGTAATTGCTGCTGTTTCTCCACCTGAACCAGCTACTGTAATCTCATTTGCTGTTCCAGCAACTGTTGAGATATAAGCTCCAGTTGTGTCTGATCCGAGGGCTACGGAGTTTGGCTGGATTGTTGTAGAGATATTGATACTTGCTAGGTTTGTTACTGTCGCTGTACCAGCTACATCTCCAGAAAGTTGTACATCGAAATCGGAAACATCAAAGTTTAGCTTTGCTGCTGTGTCATCATATGTGACTACAATTCCATTTTCAGTATTTACTGGAGTAATCATGTCTCCAACAATGTCTTGTACTCGCTCAGCGTTTAATGTTATATTTCCTGCTGTGGCTGTAAAGTCTGTTGAATCAAAAGAAGCAATACCCTTGTTTGATGAGGTTGCGTCTTCTCCTGCTACTGTAATTGTATGAAGAGTTCCATCTGTTACATAAGCGGTGTCAATTCCTTCTCCGCCGACAAATTTTACTGTGTCTGTTAGAAGATCTAGCTTATATCCACCATGTGCATTATCTGCACCAAGATCTAGCTGTGTTGCAAGAGCTACTGTTCCCGCTGCAGTCAAGCGACCTTGTGCGTCAACTGTAAATGTTGGAATAGCTGTTGATGACCCATATGAGCCAGGTGTTACCGCTGTGTCATTAAGTCTAAGAGTTGTTGTTCCTGCTGTATCGTTGTATGTTGATGTTAACGCTGTACCAGCAAGTACGGATGCTCCAATAATATCCTGGACAACTTCTGTTGATCCAGACATTGGCATCCATGGGCCATCTGGTGCAGACAGTCCATTGTAGTAGTACATCGTTGAGTTTGATGTGTCGTAATAAATTTGTCCAGATACTGGGCTAGATGGTGCTGCACCCAAGTTCTGAATTCTAGCGTTTAGGAGCTCATTTTTATTGAGATCGACGCTGACTAAAAATTTTCTTGCCATTTTCTTTCTCCCTTATGACAGATATGCTGTCCCTGAAAACGGTTGTGCCATAGTCAGTGTTATTTGATTAATACTATTATAGTCTATTCCTGTTTCTAATATGTCGCCTGCGCTAGACTTTACTGTTACGTTTGGACCAAAGCCTAGATTATGGTTTATGACGACCTGATATACTCCATTTACTGGTCCAGTTACTTGAGATAGCTCCCAAGTATGTGTTAGTGATATTTGCTTATCGAGGATAAAGCTTTGTGCTCTATTCCAAGTGTTAGTCTGAGAAGCTTTTGGTCCCCAGAATCTTGTTGTTGATGTGTCGAAATAAAAATCCCCAGGTACTCCTAGGGTATTAGCTGGATCTCCCGTTCCGCTGATAATTGTACGACCTGGTGCTCCAGATGCTCTTACTACAACGAGTGGGTTATTTTCGGTTACTATTAAGCGTGTTGCCATTATATCGTCACTGACCTGCTTAAGGTCATGTACCCTTCTAGCAATCTTGTCTTGTTAACGCTTGGGTCTATTAGAACTAGATCGTATGCTGATTTTGGATAAAACATTTTATTTGTTCTGTCTGCTGATATTGAAATTTGAAGCTTACCTAGTGTTGGGTTAATTACTATGCCGTCATTTTCTACAAGGGTGAATGCTAATTTTTTTCCGCCTTGTGTATCTCTTACTTGAAGTTTTGCGGTGTGAAAATGTAATTGAATTGGCACCTGGTCTTCATCAAGATACTGAACCTCAAATGTAAAGGTTGTATTTTGATCTACTTCGAAATTTTTTTGCGCTGCCACATTTACCCCTAAATTAGAAAAGCCCTTATGGATATTTTACCATAAGGACCCTCCCAATCGAATAACAATTACTTGCTTGTAAATCCAAATTCTTTGTTGCTTGGGCTTAGGGCCTTTAGAATAACTGGAGCAACTGCTGCTACTCCTGCTGCCACTAGGTCCTTTGGATTTGTGTTACCAGTCATGTATAGAGCTGTGGCTGCTGCCAAAAATGCTCTTCCGTAAGTTCCAATTGCTGCTAAAATTTGTTCTTGCACGGTTACTTTCCCATCTTTATTTAAATCAGCTTTATCAAATTTTTTGATAGCCATATTATCATCTCCATTTTGAGCGGTGTGCCCAGAATTTTGGGGTAATACCCCAATACTATAATTTTACCACATCAGGCAGAAATGTCTACTAGCTCACAATTTCCGTCTGAACTGCAGGCAAGGGTAGCATTAGTAGATGTGCCATCTTCTGTCTCGTAGAAGGATAAATCTTCCCAGCGAATATCTTTTGGCATTTTTGCAACAAGTGCATCGTACTCTGTTTTGTCTACCTCTTGGTAAGGTGCTTGCTTGTATGAGTGATCTGAATGCGGCAGGAATGAAATTCCAGATACCTCATCAAAATTCTTATATACCCAAGCTCCTACATCCATCCATTCGTCTTCCTTTACAGAAACTGTAATTGATGGCTTATGCTCACACCATGCACGTTGGTAAACCAACCAAATGTTTAGGTGCTCAATAGCAGTAAGATCATTTCTAACAATTGCACCCTCTGGTGCCTTTACTGGGAATGAGAATACGTATGTATCGTTTGGCTTCATTACATCATCCTCTACTGGAATCCCCACCTCTTTAAGAAAAGTAGAAATTGGATCTCCCTTTGAACCACGAACAGTTCTAATATAATATGGAGAATGCCAAGCATGCATTCCTGAAGATACCCCGACCAATTGAGATACTGTTCCAGAAGGCTTTACACAAGTAATAGCGGCAGACTCAGGAATCCCAATTTTCCCAGCCTCTTCTTTATTCTTTGCTCTTGCTGCTTCTCTAAGAGTCATCAAGAATGACTCTAGTGCAACCAAATCTTGTTTGCCTGACATAAACTTATGCCCAAACTGTCCAGTCAAAGAAACTCCTAGTAGGCGTTCCTCTTCTGTGTTATCTTTCCAAATCTTACGTAGATACTTAAAGTCTGTAAGAGTAGACTGCCAGGTTCCAAGAATGGTTGCTAGTTCTACTTTACGTTCAATATCTTTCTTTGTATCGTTTTCACGTAGTACGACTTCTGAAAGGTTACAAAACTGGTAAGGACGTAAAATAATCTCTGAGCACGGGTTAGTTCCGTAGTGTATATCTGGATCTCTTCTTCCATACTTGGCTGCTTGGGCTTGAGCTGCGGCCACATTGTATATACCTCGTTCTCCTGATTTTGAATCATATAGAGATTTCCATTCTGCAATAAACTGCTCCATCTCTGGCTTGCGTGAATACGCAACAGAGTTATTAGACAGGGCACGTTGTGGGCTTGCTTCCCACCAGTTACCTGACTTTGCCTGTGCCATTTCAATATCATTAATATTAGAAAGAGAAATCATTGCTGAGCGACGAACTCCTCCTACAACAACTACTTCACCAATCTTGCACATAATGTCGTGACATTCGATTGGCTTTAGGTTTCTACCTGTAGCATTCTTAAACTTTGCAATTGTAAAATCAAACAAGTTAATAAGTGGTTGTGGGCCTGAAGATCTTCCACCCATTGTCTTAAGTCTTGCTCCTGCTGGTCTTACCTTAGAAACATCAATTGCTGGAATCTGTCCAGACCAAAGTAGTGCTAGCAACTCACGGTATGCTTTAGCCCAGCCCTGCTTTGAGTCTTCTACTGTAATAACTGTAGTTGACTTCTCTAAAGTTTCTGGGACGGCAGGAAGCTTATTGATGTACTTATACTCAACAGAGAATCCTACACCTGTACCGCACATAAGGATATACATAGTCTCATCAAATGAACGTGGTGAATCAACTGGTAAGAAAGCACAGTTATATCCAGCTACATTATCTCTTTCTAATGCTGCTCCTGAAGTCATAACAGAACGCATTGATGGCATAACATTTCGTTCAAAGACGAACTCTTTTAATTCCGCAACAAGCTTCTCATTTGGAATATAATTATGGTTCTTTTCTAGATGGCCAAGCATGAAGTTAAAATATCTATCTACTGTTTCACCCCAAGTCTCACGACGATTATCTTCTGATATCCATCTTGCATATCTTGATAACGCAATGAAATTTTCGTATGGGTTTGCAATAGTCTTAGACATTTTATAGTACCTTTTTCTCCGCCTAGCGGTTAATTTAAATTTAGTGTGAAGATCCTATTCTACCAAACAACTATTCATATGGGAAGTGGTAAAAAATATTTATAGCCTTTATTTTAAAATATTATTGGTCAACTATACACTTATACTTGATACTTATCCTAGTTGACTGGCTTGACAGGCTTATGCAATTAATGTTATGCTTAGAGTTCGTTATCTCTAGAGGAGGAAATGCCAATGGAGAAAATAAAACAACAGGTGAGTGATCTGGCTCACAACTTGGTAACAATAGTAATGATTACATTATTTATGTTTCCAGTACAGCCAGTGAATGCACTAGAAGTAAAACCTTTAGTGAAAACTGAAGCCCAACTAAAGCAAGAAGTCTTAGATAAGTTCAGTAAAGCAATTTACAAGCCATCTGAGATGCTTACAGACGAAGAGCTAGTATTACTACTCAAGACTGTAGGATTCGAAGGAGTAGGCCTTAAGAAAGCTTGGTCCATAGCAAAGCGTGAATCTAACGGAAGACCGCTTGCATATAACGGGGATAGGAATACTGGAGATCATTCTTATGGAATGTTCCAGATAAACATGATTGGAAGTCTCGGTCCAGACAGACTAGAGAAATTCAACCTAAAGAGTAACAAAGAGTTATTCGACCCAGTAACAAACGCAGAGATAACGTACTACATGACCAATGGCGGTCAAGATTGGTCCAGCTGGAAGGGTATGACCCCGAAAGCGCAGGAATGGCTATTGCGATTCCCAACAACTAAAGAGAAGTAGGATAAATGAAGATACAGTATGTATCGAAGTATCTCTCTTTATCAAAAGAGGGCCTTGTTCCAGAGCTTTTATGCCCAATGGATCAGGGCTCTCTTTATCCTAATCAGGACTTACAAGAGAACATATTTTTATATTGCCTAACCTGCTCATACAAGAAGACAGTCGGAATTGTCGACTATGAGAATCTTGTAACATTAGTAGATAGGATCATTAATGAATAAAGAGCCCGAAAAAAGTGCGCCGAAAATAGAAGACACATTCTCAACTTTTGAATTTGAATCAACTGCATTATTAGAAACCGACGCTATGGGGCGTGAGAAGTTTTGGGAAGATATAGGAAGAGAAAATGACGGAAGATAAAAGAGATCCTCAGAACCTAGAAGAAAACCTACCTATGGTGAACTATATAATGCTTCACCGTATATACGACATGCTAACAATCATGGCAAATAAAGCGGACCCTGAGAAGACAGCTAAAATGATTGAATATCATGAACAAGGATATCTCCTTGGACCTGGACCAAGTTTTACTCCACCAGAAGAAGTCAACTAGAATGCTTGACATAGAAAATAACCTGTATTACAATTAAGGTGTGTAGGTGATGGCGGCAACGTCTCCCTATATAATGTGTAGTAATACACTAGAAAGTCCCATTCGGATCCGCCTCTGAATGGGATTTTTTCTTTGACTACTTATATATCTTTTTAGACCAAAACTTTTTTCTATATGTTCGGACAAAAGAGCTTTTTATTTTTCCTAGAGAATATGGATGAGAATGATCTGTTTTTTCTATGGAAGACTCCCAATTTTCTCTTTTAAAAGGAAGGACCTGAGCAATAGGAGTTCCCTCTTCAATCATACCCTCAAAATCATTTTTTATAAAAAATGGAATAACCACTGAGTTTGGATGTTTATCTGTATCTATAATAGCGGACAAAGTAATAAAGGGTAAATCAAACCTATTAAACGGATGAGTGAATAATGAGCTGTATCCTGACGGAGTTTCAGTGATCCACATATTCTGCCATCTGAAGAACTGTGGGAAGTATCCTTCTGGAGCTGAGAACCCTCCTAACACCCTATTGTCTTGTGAGTCTATAACATTAAAATCAGTACTCCATTTTACAATAGAATTACCAGCTTCATCTTTATATACAAGTAGGGTTGCTGGCAACCTTATCATGTAGCCTGCTGTTAAAGTATCTATAAATGGCTGGCAATTTTTAAGAGTCATATGAACATCTTTTAAACCAGTTGTACTGTCTGCGTCTTTGTGTAATTTAATAAAATCATTATAGGGAATATCTCCATTAATAAATCTTGGAGTCTTTTTGTACCAGTCTGGAATTAGAGTCGCCGCATTTACTGGAGGCGGCTCAACTTTCTCTGTATATTCAGAGTTTGGGATAAATTTTATTTTATTAAACTTCATATCTTCATAATACTATTTCAAGAGGATATAGTCAATCTATATAATACGGGCAATATGGACATATAGTGCAATAAGTGCGAAAAAAGTGCTTCGGCGAAAGAAGAGCCCATATATCAATCTATGATCATTTTCAGAATATGCCATATAAGCCCTCTACGGGGGTTCTAAAGCCCTAACGGGTCATATTTGGTGGCTACGCCACAAGAGCCCCAGAAAAGGGCGGGAGATAAAAGATTAGAGATTTTCGTTTATAGTGTTATATACACCAATGAGTAATATATACCCAGTATAGCCAGTAATGACCAAGTAAAGGATTTAGAACTGTTCATCGTCTATATCTTCATCTAGGTCAAAATCAAAGATATCTATCTGTCCCGCCCAATTTAAAAATTTAGACAAAGCTACACCTGATAAGACTGCTGTCGCAGTTAACGCAATTAACGCATAGATCTTTTTCATTTGATATCTTTCCAAAATGCTATTAGTAATACTATTACTGGTCCAAATATTACTGAAGCCTGTATCCAATTCATAATAATATTATACCATAATCCTAGTCAACTACAATATTTAATGCATGATCTGAGCAGTAATATCTCATAGATCCATCTTGTAACATCTTAGATGTATATGATAGCTTATCGCAATAACTACAAAATTTCATTTATCCTGCCTTCCGCATTTTTCTTATATGTGTTCTAGCTCTGTGGCAATTAGAACATACTACTTCACATTTGGCTATTTCTTCATCGATTCGTTTCTTAGATAACGTATTGATTAGTTCCGCCACGTTTGCATGCTTTTGTCCACGAACATGATCGAAGTCCATCATATAGTATGGATAGGATATCTTACAGTCCATACATGGATTCTTCTCTTTAACTTCTTTTAAATAACGTGCCAGATGTTCTTTTTGTTTCTTGATCGATATCTTCTCTGGAGACATAAGATAATTATATAACATCCTACGTCTAACCAGAGAGAATATTATCCTTGGTAAACTATAGATGTATCAATGAGAGTTGAATCACGAGATACTATATACCCGCCTGTTTGATCTAAAAATTGTTTAGCTGATGCTTCATCAGTTGCTAGTACTTGAACAATCATTTCTACCTTGTAAGTAAAACATGAACTTTGGTTTGACATATTAATCCTAGTCGACTACTTTTTATATTCTACTAAATGTTAATAAAATATTTTTTTAGAGTTATACCTACTATATTTGTTTTTATCTTTTTAATGATAACTTCCAGAATTTAAGCATACAACCCCTATACCCCTTTTTGTTTTTTTAACAAAATGAGAACCCCGAAATGATCGGAGTATAAATCCGCCATTCATCGGTTGAACCTATAGTAGGCCTAGCTATTATCTGAAAGATATTGTAGAATACAACTTCCGTCATCATCGCACTTGGAGTTTAACCCCTTGATATTATCTCCGAAAACTGTCCAAGGTTATCAGTATAGCATTCGGTATTTTCGTAAGTCAAGGATCTAGGGAAAATTCTTTTTCCCGCCCCCTTTTGAAATTAGAGAAAATGTTAATATATTTTTAATTTGTATGATACACACATTTATAAATGTCCGTTTTGTCCGATAGTGCGCCCATAGGTTTCCCTGCCTGAGCGTGAGTGTGATGCGACTCACAAAAATACTTTTGGATTACTGGCAAGTAACCCCCATAAATGTCAGTCCCCCCTGCTATGATAAAGGTATAAAGAAAAACAAGCGGTAAAGAAATCCGCTAAAGAAAGGAGCAATCAAATGCTCACTCAAAAAACACTAGACGCAATTGTCTATGAATACCAACACGGGGGCGTGAAGTCATACCACCCCGAACTAACTACCTATGAACGCAAGGCGTTGCTAAAGCACCTCTTTAGCCTACCGACCTATTGCGCTTGTTGTGTGAGGTAAATCACACGGACACAAGGGTCTAAGTCCCCCTAAATGTCAGCCGTATCGGCTACAATAACGACATACAACTAAATAAGAATTAGAGCGTGAGCCTAGCAAATAATCCGAAAGGTGAGCCTAGCAAATAACCGCTCAACAACTAACTAACTACTAACGAAAGAAGCACCAAATGTCATACGCTTACTCATACCAAACTAACTCAGTATCTAAATGGGATACTATCCAAGAAGATGTCGCAGACGCATACGCTTATCTAGATGAGGCAGATGAAGAACAACCGCCACTAGATGACTTTGATGATGTTGATGATGAAGAACTAGCACAACTATTCGCACTAACTTGGGAGAACTAATAATGACTATCACATACTCACTATGGCAAGGCTCGCAACTACTAAGCGTAGATAACAAGGCTAATAGCGCAGATGAATTACTAAATGTAATGACCGAACTAAATAAACTAGGTAAAGGATT